TCTCCATCGTCCGCTGATATCCCTATCGAATCTGCCGCACGACGCCTGACCGGGCGCCGTGCGCGCGTGCGTACTTTGGAGCTGTTCCGATGAAAATGACTTCCCGCCCCGCGGGCGCCTGCGCGCGCCTGCCGGTTGCCCTTGGCCTGGCCGTGGCCGCGTCACTGGCCCACGCTGCGCCTGCCGAAGAGGCACGTACCCTCGACACGATGGTGGTCACCGCCGCCGCACCGTCGTCCCCGCTGCACTGGGTGACCGATCCGCGCCTGCCGCGGCAGCCGGTGCCTGCCAGTGATGGCGCCGACTACCTGAAGACCGTCCCCGGCTTCTCCGCCATCCGCAACGGCGGCACCAACGGTGACCCGGTGCTGCGCGGCATGTTCGGTTCGCGCCTGAACATCCTCAGCAACGATGGCAACCTGATCGGTGCCTGCCCGTCGCGCATGGACAATCCGCTGTCCTACATCGCGCCGGAAAGCTTCGACCGGCTGACCATCATCAAGGGCCCGCAGAGCGTGCGCTGGGGGGCGGGCGCGTCGGCCGGCACCGTGCGTTTCGAGCGCGATACGCCGCGCTTCGAGGAGCCGGGCCTGCGTGCCGATGCCAGTGCGCTGGTCGGTTCGCGCAACCGCAACGACCAGGTGCTGGACCTGACCCTGGGCAACCCGACCGGCTACGTACGCGCCAGCGGCAACCGTTCCGAAGCCGATGACTACAAGGACGGCCACGGTGACGTGGTGCCATCGAAGTGGCGCAAGTGGAACGGCGACGTGGCCATCGGCTGGACGCCGGATGCCGACACGCTGCTGGAAATTTCCGCCGGTGCCGGTGATGCGATCGCGCGTTACGCGGGCCGTGGCATGGACGGTGCCGCGTTCGAACGCACCAGCTACGCGGCGCGTTTCGAGAAGCGCAACCTGCCGGGGGCATGGGACACGTTGCAGGCCAACGTGTACTACAACAACGCCGACCATGTGATGGACAACTACACGCTGCGCACGCCGAACCCGAACAGCATGATGCCGATGCCGATGGCGTCGAACGTGGATCGCCGTACCCAGGGCGGCCGGGTCAGTTCCGAGTGGCGCTGGCAGGATGTGCAGCTGGTGGCGGGTATGGATGGCGAAGACAGCCGCCATCGTGGCCGCATGGGCATGGGCCGCGACACCTACCGCCAGGCCGCCTGGGAAACCGATGCCAACTTCCGCCGCTATGGCGTGTTCACCGAGTTGACCCTGGGTGCGGGCACCGACCAGCGCTGGATCAGCGGCCTGCGCATCGACCGCGCCAGCGTCCGCGATGAGCGGCAGTCGGTGCGCGGGATGATGGGCAACCGACCCAATCCCACGGCCGGGCGAACGCGCAAGGAATGGCTTGGCAGCGGCTTCCTGCGCTACGAGCAGGACCTGGCCGATGGCCTGACCTGGTACGCCGGCCTCGGCCACAGTGAACGCATGCCCGACTACTGGGAGCTGTTCTCGCCCAACCACGGCCCGGCCGGTGCGGTGAACGCGTTCACCGGCGTGCAGCCCGAGCGCACCACCCAGCTTGATGTGGGCATGCAATACAAGGGGCCCCGTGTGCAGGCCTGGGTCTCGGCGTACGCCGGGCAGATCCAGGACTACATTCTGTTCACCTACCACGGCAGCGGCATGATGGGCATGAGCCAGGCCCGCAACGTTGATGCACGTATCGCTGGTGCCGAGGCGGGCCTGGAAGTGAGCGTGGCCGAGCAGTGGAAGCTGGGCGGCACGCTGGCCTATGCCTGGGGCGAGAACCGCGACCAGCATCGCCCGTTGCCGCAGATGCCACCACTGGAAGCACGCCTGAGCGCGAACTGGGAAGGCCAGCGCTGGAGTGCCGGTGCGCTGCTGCGCGCGGTGACCCACCAGCATCGTGTCGCAAATGGCCAAGGCAATGTGGTCGCGCAGGACCTGGGGCCGAGTGCCGGCTTCGCCACCTTCGCGCTCAACGCTGCTTACCGCTTCAGTTCGCAGCTGCAGCTCAGCGCGGGCGTCGACAACCTGTTCGACCGTGCCTACAGCGAGCACCTGAATCTGGCCGGCAGCGCCGACTTCGGTTTTCCGGCTGACCCGGTGCGCATCAACGAGCCGGGCCGCAGCCTGTGGATGAAGGTGAACTACCGGTACTGATCCGCCGGGTGTGTAACGGCGCGCGATAAATCGCCCGCCGCTGGTGAGATAAACGATGGGCCACCAATGTTGCGCCCAGCGGAATGAAATTGCACGGGGCGGAACCGCCCCGTGCCCTGGCTTCCCTACCAGGTCGTGTAGATCAGCTCCCGCCGCTGAACAGCCTGGCGGCCGATGGTGTAGCGGATTGGCACTACCCGGTCCTTGAACTGACTGAAGACTTCCCGCATGGCCGGGTGGTCGTTGATCGTCAGGATGGCTGAGCCGCGCAGCCCTGCCATCTGACGGGCCAGCTCCTGGTACTGGTCCATGCCAAAGGGAGCGCCGTACCCCTCGGTCTCCCAGTACGGCGGATCGAGGAAGAACAGGCTGTCGGCGGCATCGTATTTGGCCACGCACTGCTGCCAGGACAGGTGCTCGACGGTGACCTTATGAAGCCGGAGGTGCGCAGCACTCAAATCCTCCTCAATCCGCAGCAGGTTGAGGCCCTTGCCGCCCCGGCCGAAACCGGGGGTCTGGCCAGTCGCCTTGCCACCCCATGCCAGTCGCTGCAGGTAATAGAAGCGTGCGGCACGTTGGATGTCGGTCAGGGTGTCCGGGTGCTGGAGCTGGCACCATCGGAACATCTCGCGGCTCGTCAGCGCCCATTTGAACTGGCGGACGAACTCTTCCAGGTGGTTGGCCACTACCCGATACAAGCGCACCAGCTCGCCGTGGCAGTCGTTTAGGACTTCAGCCCTGGCCGGCTCCCTGGCGAACAGCAGAGCAGCGCCACCAGCGAATGCCTCGACATAGGTGCGGTGGGGGTTCTCGGCCACCAGGGGCAGCAGGTGCGGCAGTAGGCGGGTCTTCCCGCCCGGCCAGGGAAACAGCGTTGTGGTCTTCATTCTCAGCCTCTGCGATGGATCTCGGCCAGACTGAGCCTCCCCGCGCGAGGGGGCTGGGCCTTGGCCAATTGCACGCGGGCTGTCGCGTGTGTTGCGGCGCCGGCCGATCAGTTCCCGCTGATCGGCCGGCGCCCAGTTCTTGCACTACTTGCCGGACTCAAGGACAGCCAGGCGCTGCTCGATGTTGGCCAGACGCAGCTCGACCGCCTCTCGCTCGCGGCGGTCGCGGCGAGCCATAGCTGCCAGAATCCAAGCATGCAGCTCGGAGGTGCGGAAGCTGTAACGGTCACCGGCTTCCCTTGCTGGCTCGACGAGGATTCGCTCAGCTGGCTTCCCCTCTAGCACGCAGATGCGGCGCGCCTCGACAGCTGGGGCCAGCAGGCCGCCTTGTCGCTCTGGCGTGAGCATCTCCCCCTGCCGTGCCGGCTCCAATTCTTCGCCAGTAGCTTCGTCGTACTTGGCCGGAATGATTGCGTAAGTAGCTGGTACCACCTCATAGACCGCATCCTGCGCGGGGATTTCAAGCCACTCCCCTTCCTGCGCTGGAATCTCATGCCATACCTCCTCCGTGGCTGACCAAGAGTCGTAGCAGAATGCGCTGTAAGCGAACGGGTCCAGATCGTGCTGCTCCATCACTGCAGCAGCGGCTTGAACGGCCGGACCGGCATGCCAGCGAGCATCGTCACCCTCCTCGGAAACGCGCTCCAACCACTTCCACTTCATCGCCAGCTCGTTGATCTCCAGGAATGCCGCTTCCTCAGCATCCGTCATGGTCTCCAGCGGGGTTTTCAACCGAGCGTCGGATGCGCTGATCGCCGTGTTCTGCGCGAAGAACTGGTTGAACGGAAGCGCTGCTGTACCAACAGTCTGCGTATTGGCTGTGAATGGCGTGAGGGACGTGCCAGTACGAGCCCCCGAATCAGTGAACTGGAACAGAGTCGACACCTGAGCACCGAAATTCGGGGATCTCAGGTTGACGTTCAGCCGAGTGCCATCCGTGTTGACCATGAACCCGTAGGTCGCCGACAAGGACTCGAGCCAAAACCCGGCGCCGGCTGCGAGGCTTCGGATAGCGTTGTTCGAAGTGTAGGTCTTTGCGCCGGCGATGTTCTCATCACCGACGTTGTGGACAACGTTGGGCTCAAGAGCGAGTAGCTTCGCCGTTGCGTAGACGATCCCGGCCGGCTCTGCAGTCACAAGATTCCCAGCTCCACCAAGCGGAGGCGCGAGGTAAGCGACTCCCACCTCACCACGCTTGGCAAGCGTGAAGCCGCGAGTGTACGCAGGAAGCCGGATCCATAGATCTACACCTGTGAATGAGCCTGGAGAGCCAGCCAGCGTCAAACCAACCTGAATCGGGATAGATGGTGCACCGTCCTGCAGACGCAGGTGGCTGACCATGTCGTCAACAATGCTCTGAGTGAGCGCAGAGATTGCAGAGCTGTAGCCCTTGACCGAAGCGGTGACAAGATCACGGGCGAATTTCGTCGTGTTGATGTTGCCGCTTCCAGCGTCGAACATCAGCATGCTGCCTGCAGCAGGTTGCCAGGGAAGGGTTGCCAGGCGGATCCACTGCACAACGGTGTTGTTGATCCCCAGCGGTTCGGCGGGTATGGCACCGGCCCATTGCGTGCCAGTAGCAGACCTCTGTACGAACTGCCCAGCCGTGCCGCCCGAGGGAAGCCCCTGCTCGCTGGTTGCCAAGCCCGCCCGAATCGCACTGACCAGCACCTTCACGTTGCTGCCCCCTTGGACAGCAGGAATCGCCTCATTACCGGTGAGCGCAGCGGCGTTGGGGAGGCCAGAGATCTTTACGTCGACCATTTTCGTTACTCCAGAATCAGGGGGTCGCCCGCTTCGGTGACCAGGCGATCGCCTGCCTCGGTCACCAGCTGCGCGCGGTACAGGAAGGTGTGCTGCTGGATCTGCCAGCTGCGGTAGCCATCACGGATGGCTTCGACTTCGACACGGATCTGCTTTCCACCGCTGCCGGCGGGCGGCGTGTAGGTGTCGGTCGTGCCGCTGATGGCGGCCTGCGTCCGCACCAATGCCCCGGCGAGGTACCAGCGAACGGTGTAGGTGGTGCCAGGCTCCGGCCCAATGTTGCCCTGCGTGGTGTCGACCAGCTGGTCGGCCTGCAGGATGCGATCGCGGTGTGCCCACTGCACCGTCAGTTCGGTGCCGAAGGTCCACAGCTCCGGCGGGTAGGCCTCACCCTGCACGCGCAAGCGGCCGGGCGGATAGGGCCGGATCTGGCGACGCTGCAGCGTCAGTCCGATCGTCGTAGCCAGATCCGGATTCAGCTCACCCTGGCTGGTGCGGGTGATCAGCTTCGCCTGGGGCGATTCGTTGGCCAGGTACTCGCGCCCGTCGAAGCCGACGTATTCGTCGGTGAACCACACCCGCGTGCCCACGGCATGCGGCATCGGCACCGTGTCCACGCATCCACGGGCCACGGTCAGCGTCGCGGCCACCGGGTCGATCGAGACCACGCGGACCAGCTCGTCATCGATCAGCGCCTCGGTGCCGACCTCGATCATGTCCAGGCTGACGCCGGCGGACAGCGCGATCGCCGTTGTGGTGGCCGTCATTGCGGTGATCAGCAGGCCAGTGGGGGCGAAGTCGGCCGCGCCCGCCTCGGCGAACGGCGCGCTTCCCAGCCGGGTCTGCAGCGTGTAGCCGAACGCCACCGAGGTCGGCCGCACACCGATCGAAGTCAGGTAGCCCACGTCAGGCGACACAGCAGCCAGCTCCGACGCCCCAAGCGTCGTGGCCAGGTCGCGGTAGCTGGCCTCCTGCAGGCGCTGCACGGTGACCGGCTTGGGCTTGGTGTCCGGCTCCACCCAGGCATTCTCAGAAGGCTGGATGTAGCTGGCAGCGGCCATGCCGGCGACGTCCTGGACGACGGTCAGCACCACGGCTGTCTCGGTCTGTGTGCCGTCGTCGACGTCCAAGATGCGCACTGGCATGCGGGCAACGCCGCGCCGTGGCCACGACAGGGCACGCACCTGCCCGCGCTTGAAGGGGCCGGCGTCCTGACGCACCCGGATCTTCACCCTGCAGGGCAAACTGCTCACTGCAGCTACTTCGCGCGCTGCAACCCGCCCCGCGAGTGCTGCGTTCCACAGGCCGGGATAGTTCTTGCGACTGCTGACGACCCGGCCCTGCGCCTGAACGCTGGCCAGGTTCTGGTAGGTGACAGCTGCGTCCTTGTTGGTGGCGATATCCCGGTAGACGATCGTGATCTCATTGACGCTGCCTTCCAGCATCGGCTGTTGCCACTCCAGCAGCTCGATGATGTTCGCCGGGCCGATCTCCTCCAGGGTGGCTGGGTCATAGTCCGGCCGCACCAGCACCAGCTCGGTCAGCCCCGTCACCGGATCCTCGATGCGCATGCCACCAATGTGGTCGCACACCATGTCCATGAACTCGCCTGCAGGAACTGATCGGGACCACTTCAGGCACAGGCCGAACCCTTCGTTCTTCAACGTCTGTGCCGCCTTGCGGAAGCTTTCGTCGTTGATCACGTCGATCGGGTGGCCCATGCCCTCTGTGCGCACCTGATAGATGATGTGCGCCGGGTTCATCCCTTCATCGATCTGCACCAGGTCGCCCTGCCAAAGCCCCTTCTTCCAGCCTTGGCGCCAGCGCGAGACCTTCTTCGTCCAATTCTTGATGTACGGGTTCATGGCCGACACCTGGCCATTGAAAACCGTCGTGAACAGGCCACGGGCGGCTGGCCACGGGCCGGGCACCAGCGACTGCAGATAGGTGCTTGGCATCTGGGCGGGCTCGCCCATGCGCACCTCCAGCGTGCCGACGATGCCGCCTTCGCCCTTGTCGCCGCCGAAGATCTCCGGCGCCAGGATGGTGATCGAGCGAGACGCCGTAATCGGGCCGGTGGCAGGCACCGTCCTGGGGATGTTCATCCCGAGCACCTTGGTCCATGCCGTTTGCGCGCTACCGTCCCAGACCTTGCGGTCGCCTACGCGGATCTCCCGCAGTGCGTCCACCGGGCCGAGGCATTCGCCCATATAGAGGGCCATGTAGTAGCGATAGCCTACGGTCTGTTTCTTGCCACTACCCACGGCCAGCCTCCTCGCGGGCGATCGCCGCCAGGCGCCGTGCGAAGGCGTCGTCCAGCGCTTCGAACTGCTCTACCGGCAGGCCTTCATCCAGGAAGCGACGCAGATCCAGACCGTGACGATCCATCCAGCTGCGGATGCCGGCGGCGCACAGCACGCCGCTGTGTTCGCCCAGCTTGGCCGCGCGGGCGTGCTCGACGGTAACCAGGACAGGACGATCCATCACTTCTTGCCACCCTTGACCTTGATCGGTGTGGTGCGCAGATCGCCGTAGAACAGCACGTTGGGATCATCGATCCAGTTCGTACCGAAGACCATGCTGCACTCGCGACCGTCCTCGGCGGTGGGGACATTGAAGTCCTCCAGGGCGGCCGGCTTCGGAACCGTAGGCTTCGGGCGCATCACGTAACTGACGATCAGCGCCACGATCATTACGACGATTTGAACCCACATAGGAGGCTCCTTTAGAAGATGGGATCGGGTCCGAAGGGGTTCTTCGGCGGTATGGTGTGCTGGCCGCCGTAGTTCGGTGCGTTGTTGAACTTCTCGTGGCAGATCTGCAGGGCGTGGCCACAGCCGGGGTAGGCGGATACCAGTGCGCCCGCTGCGAGCGGCGCTGCGGTAAGCAAGGTGAGGGTCGGCCCAACATGGCCCACCACGAAGCGGTACTCGACGGCCGTGCCCTGGACCCACTTGATGAATCCACCGACGAACCAACCGTCCGGCTTCGCCGCGAAGGCAGTGGACGTGATCGTCTGAGCGGATGCGGCTGACAACACGCCATCGACCCGGAACAGCTCCGGATTCAGACCGCAGTCGGCGTCGAACAGCGCGAACGGACACTGCGCCTGCCAGCACCGGCGGAGGCCGTTCGTCGCAGCGGCGCCGGCATTGCTCTGACAGGTCAGGAGCAGATCATTCTGCCGCTCGCTGAAGTCGCTCAGCACCCCGTTCCAGGTGCCGCGGATCGCGCCGTCGCTCTTCCGGATCCGCCGCCAGCGAACGACGATGCGATCGGTCGGCGGAAATGGCCGCAGGACTGACGCCAAAGAGATGGACAGCGGTACGGTCACCTCCAGATTGGACCTGGCCTCCTGTGCCGACTGGCCAAGGCGACCGCGTTTGATCGCCTCGGGGCTGAACGGCTGCGCATCGTAGATCTCGACCCGATCGCTGGACGTGTAGCGCCAACGCTGGGAACCGCGCCCAAATTCATACAGCTCGACATGGCGGGAGAACAGGCTCACGGTTCGCTCTCCTCAGCGCCAATGCCGGCGAAGGACACGCGGCAACGCGCGACGCCCTCACCATCGGTTTCATGGGACAGCTCCACGGTGTCGGAACTGAGGCGGGCCAGCACCATCCAGCTGATCAAGCGGATGGCACTCGGCTGCAGGGCGATGCCGTGCGGCGCGTCCAGCTGCAGGAACTCCCGCTGTGGATCCAGCTCTGTGGCCTCTATCAGCTGCCGGTACAGCACCTGGCCACTGAACAGCTCGATGCGCAGGTGGCGCCGGCCGGACTGAGCACGCCCGAAGCGGGCTACGCCCGCCCAGGCGACCACGATGCCGCTGGAGGTGGTCAGGGCTGGCTCGACCAACTCCAGATCGTCGGCCCAAGACGGCACCCACAGCGCAGCCGCGCGACCCTGCAGCCAGTACAGCAGGCTGCGCAGATTGGCCTGCTCGGTGCGTCCCCAGGTTTGCCAGGCGTGTGACTGCAGTGGCCATGCCTTGCCGGTGATGTCATCGACGGCAACAGGGCCGATATCGCCATCGATCACCACCAGCTGCCGGCCGAACTCGGCCGTCTGCGCCTGGTCGAGGTCGGGACGCTGCTCCAGCACAGGTCGACCGCGATAGACAGCCGCCGGCGCAGCTGCCGGCCAGTCGCAGGTCTCCACCGCAGCCAGGCGCACGGTCGACCGCATGACCTGGTCGGTCACGCGTTCCAAGCTGGGGGTCTCGGCAATACGAGCCGTCCGGCAAGGCAGCACACGGGTGCCAGGTGCCCAGGCATTGGCCGTGGGGCGCGCCAGCTGCAGGCCATCGGCGTTGATATCCGACACCTCGACCAGCTCGTAGGTGGTGACGTCCTTCCAGAGCATGGCCAGGCCGCCGGGGCGGTAGTCGCGCTGCGTGGCGGCCTGTACCGGGATGGACTGCACGCCCAGCGCCAGGCGCGCACTCAGCCACGACACGTCGTTCCAGACCGGCAGCGCCCAGGTACGCGCCGACCAGTCGAACAGCGCGTGTTCAAGCACCTGCCGCTCGCGCCGGTCGGCCAGCACGCTGAACTCCCAAGAGCGCCTCGGCGAACCACGCAATGGGAATCGGGCTTCGCCGCCGCCGATCGACTGCTGCACGTCGGTCGCCCAGGCCAGCGTTTCGGTGACAGGCCGCTCCCAATCCGGCGGCAGCATCCACGCCGACATGCGATTGCCGGTAATCGTGACGGTGCGGCGCCCCAGGGCCACGAAGTCGTAGGACAGCGACGCCGCGATCACCGGCGGGCCTTCGGTCGTGACCGACAGCTGCCAACGTCGCAGCTGGAGCGGCGCAAACGGCAGCGGCGGTGCGCCGGGACCCACCATCTGAACGCCCTCGCCGTTCTCAAGGGTTGCCGAGGTCAGGGTCTGCTGCTGGAGGTAGGAGTTCCAAACCTGGACGTAGCGCACCTGGTTGGTGACCAGATTGCCCAAGTCAATGCGCAGTGGCAGGACGTGGATCCGGTAGTACCAGTCGTCAAACGAGGTGCGCTGTGCCGGGCCAGCTGAGCGCTGCTCGGGCTCGACGATGGTGGCCTCACGGGTGCTCCCCAGGCGGAACACGGAACTGGCCAGCCTGGCGGTGAACGGTACCGGGATGCGGGTACGCGGGACTGCCAGATTGGCACTACGCCAGTACGGCCCGGTGCTGCTCTGGTTGGCGAGAATGATGGCCATCAGGACTTCTTCACGGCCCAGCCATAGTTGCCGCTGGCCGGAGGCGCGTTGGTCGCGCTGCTCATGGCCAGCTTGCGCAGCCAAGGAAATACCATCCACGTGTCTTCGCCGATGGTGATCTCCTGCTCGGGCTCGAGCTTTTCCAGGTAGCAGGCACGCAAGCCAGGCACCCTACCGATGGGCGACAGATAGGCACTGCTGCCTGGGCGGCGAATGCTCAGCTCGATGGGCTGCAGGATGCTGCGGCCGGAGAAGGTGTTCTCGTCGGCCCCTGCAAGGGCGTACCCCAGCCACAGACTGTCGTAGTTGGAAGACGTCGTGGTTTGATAGATCGAGCCGACACCACTTCCAGCCTGCCCTTCGGTCTCGAGCGCACCGCCGTAGTAGTTGCACAGCCGGTGGTAGCTGTTGACACGTCCATCCTCCACCGAATCGGCGCGCACGTGTCCACAGCCGGTCTCGCTGGTATTGTGACCAAATAGGACGACGTTGCTGCCGGACGTTGTGACCATGCCGCTGTAGCTGCCGGTCTTGTTCCAGTAGGTGCCATCGGCATAGGTCCCACCAGCGTAGCTGCCCGCCTTCTCAAGCACACCGAAGGCATGATGACGGTATTCGCCCGCCACGGCCTGGGCGAGGGCGACGTGGATGGCCGTGCCGTTGGCGAACAGTTTCAGCCGCGGGAAGGGTCCAGTGAGCACCCAGGAAAACGCATTGCGCGGCGAGGCCAGCGGCTGGGCGGTGACCGCTGCGTCGCCGTTGTACCCGATGGAAATCCGTGAGCCCAAGGATGTCTGGTCACCATTGAACAGGTGAACGTAGTCGGAGACCCCGGGAATGCGAACCGTTGCGGTGCGATTGGTTCCGACAAGGTTGTTGCGCTCGACGGTCCACCCGTTGGCCTGGGCAAACTGAACCACCAGGTCGATGACTGTCTGGACGTTGGGAACGTTATTGAACTCGGCGTAGGCCATCTTTCACTCCAGGGCGAAGGCGGCGAACTCGCCATCACCAGTGCGGAACACATTGGGAACCAGCAGGTGATCGACACTGCCGACCGTTGCAATCTGTTCGGCGGTGGCGCCAAAGGACGGCGTGTAGAAGACGCCATCGAAGCTGCCGTAGAACTGGCCGCCTTCGGGCATCTCATCAACCCGATTGCCGCGATCGACACTTCCCGAGCTCCAGCCGATGCCGATCAGTTGCCCGCGCTGCAACCAACGCTGCCCATCCAGGCAGCCACGCACGTTCTGGTTGCGCAAGCTGCGGCACCACGGTGAAGCGATCCGTCCCGTGACAATGGCCGAGGTCCCATAGGCATTACGTATCGGCAACCACGATTGCATCGGCGTGAATAGATAGGATTGGCTCAGGCTCGTGTTGGAACGCCCGTCGGCACTGGGATTCCAGAAGTTCGAATGGGAGTAGTCATCCAGCGATGCCTGGGCGTTCCTTCCGAGGTAGGACGCGCCAATGAACAGCGGGTAGCTCCAATCCCCGGGCAGATGCTCGGGAAGGATGAAGCCGGCATACATGGCGTCATAGCGGCCATTGATGCGGGTGATGACCTTGAAGCAACGCCCGCTGGCGATGAACCAGTACTTGATCGGGGAGTTCACCCCCAGGATCGAGATGTAGTTTGAATTGGCGCCGGGCGGATCGATGCTGGGCGCTGCCGGGTTATAGGCAATGTGCCCGCGCAAGGTCAGGTTGTAGTAGTTGCTTGCCGGCACGACCTGGGCCAGCAAAGACACATAGATTTCATCCTCGCCAGCCAACCCTCGACCCTTGAGCGACACGAAATCGCCGGCCGCGATCGGGCCGCTGGCCACGCCGCCCACCACCTGCCACTGCTGGTTCGCTGCCACCAGGGCCGCGTTGGTGGTCAGGAAATCCCGAAGGCGGGCCATGAGGTCGGTGATATTGGCTGCGGTGTCGGTTGCCCAGGCCATGTTCAGAGTCCCAATACTTGGCGGATCGCCGCAGAGTTGCGGTTGATCTTGTTGATGACGGTGGTGTCGCTGCCCGGATCGTCCAGGTACTGGTCGAGCAGGTCCGGCGACACCTGGTTGATCACTCGCAAGCCCAACTGCGCGGCAGTGCTCGGCGGCGCCGAAGCTGCGCTGGTGAACACGGGGGACCGTTGCAGCATGGGCATCGATGCCACATGCCCTCCGTCGGCATAGCCGCGCCAACGATCGATTGCCGCCATACCGACCTGGTTGAAGGCCGACAGGAATGCCAGCGCACCGGGCTGGCGCACCACCTCCTGTCGGTGGACGAACTCACCGGCGTGAACAAAGCCCGCCAGTTGGTACTTGCCACCCGGTCCGGTGAAGCCGCCGCTGGAGTAGCCGGCCGCGCTGGAAACGGCCATTGCCGCAGCAGCAGCCTGCATCTGACGGGCCGCCTGGGAAATCGCCTGCGCGCCGACAATGAGTCCCACGCTGGACGAACCAAGGGTGGTGGCCGAGGTCTCCAGTTTGGAGGCACCCACACTGACGATCGCGCCCGCGGCCGCAGTAGCTGCCGCAGCCTTGGCCATGTCCTGCGCGCCGTCACCACCGCCATTCCCTTTGTCGCCGGCGAAGAGCCCCATCAACTTCATGGTCGCGGCCTGCGCCAACTGCGCGGCCGCGAATTCGGCAATGCCTTGGGCGATGCTGAGGAAGAAGTTCCGCACCGACTCGGATAGCGAATCGGTTTGCATGATCAGCGAGGTGAACAGGTTCGAGAACGATCCTTCAAGCGTGTTACGGATGGACTGTTGGAGCAGGTTTGTGGTCGCCTCCATCTCCTGCAGCTTGAGTTTGATCTGCTCTACGTTTGCCACGGCAGCAGGATCACCCAGCGCCTGAGCTGCGGCCTCCATTTGGGGAACCAGCTCACGGAGGGCACCTGACTGCTGACGGTAGAGATCGACCACGCGCTGCTGCGCGCCCGCCTGAGTGATCAGGCCAGCCTGCAGCTCCAGCTGAATCCGCTGCTGCTCCAGTGCAATCCCGCCAATTACCCTGTCGTAGGCCTCCTGCAGATTCTTGAGGTCAGTACTGGCCTTGCTCAGATCCATCAGTTTGGAAATGTCGGCGGCATCCGCTGCTCGGCCCGCAGCCTCCAGCTCTTCCTTCAGCTTCGTCAGCTCGCGCGTGGTCTTGGCCAGCTCTGCGTCGGGACCACGTCCTTGCAAGGCTGCAATGCGATCACGGATGTCCAGCATCTTGCGGTCGGCTTCGACCCGGAGGTTGGCCAGATCCAGCTTCTTGGCTTCGTCCAGCAGGTCCTGCTTGGTCTTCGCCGAAGCGTTCTGGAAATTCCCCTCGGCAATGGCCGCCTGGATGCGGGACGTTTCGGTCGCCTTCTTGCGGGTCTCATCCAGCGTTCCGACCAGATCGATCTGCTGCTTGAGCCGCTCCAGCTCCCGCTGTGCGGCGGCCTCATCTTTCTGGCTCTCGGTCTTGGGCGTCTTTCGAGTGCGCTCTTTGAACTTCTCCTGCAGCTGGGCGACCCGCTTGTCATAGGCGCCGCCGCTGACGCTGCCATCGTCGCCGAAGCTGACACCCTTGAGGAGGTCGCTTCCTGGATTGGCCTTGCGCAACTCGCGGAACTGCTTGGCAACCTCTTCGGTTGCCTTCTTCAGCTTCTCGGCCTTGCTGGCACCCTCTTCGAGACCTGAAGCGATCGCCTTGGCGGCTTCGACGCCGGCATCTTGGACCCGCTGGGCCTGGCCGGTGCTCTCGGCGGCATTGACGTCACGATCGTAGGCGGCCCGCGCCTTGCGGAGCCGGTCGATCTGCTTGATCTGCTGGTCGTAGTAGTAGCCGATGGCTGGGGCATTACCGTTCTTCAACGCCTGCTGCAGTTGCTCGGTCGTACCACGCATCGCCGCAGTTTCTGCCCGGAGCATCGCTTCGGAGTCGGTGCGACCGATGTCCTTCAGTCCTTGCCAGACGCGCTTAAGCGTACGAGCAACGGCATCCCACGCCTGCTCCAGATATCCGGCCCGCGACTCCATTTCTCTGACACGCTGGTCGCTGACATTGGCGATGGCCTCCAGCGCTGTCTTGGCGGCGTCGGTCGCCTTGCCCTGGTCCTCCAGTGCCCGAACCTGTTCGTACACCGCTGCGGTGAGGAAGTGGTACTGCTCGTTGAGCTTGGCCAGCGTGGCCGAAGGCGCCTTGGAGACCTCGACCACCTTGGCGGTGGTGCCCTCAATCGACTCGCCCGTCAATTTGGCCAGGTTGACTGCGACGCTGATCGCTGTAGACAGGGTGTTGGCGGTCAGCTTCCCGCTGGCCGCAAGTTGCTGCGCAGCTGCCGTTGCATCGGAGTATTCGCCAGTGACCGCACCGACAGCATTCGCCTGGGCATAGAGCTGACCACTGGACACGCCAAGTGAATGGCCTGTCGAGATCACAGCGGCGTCGAAGGCTCGCAGCTGCTTGTAGCCCTGCAGCGCGGCAAAGCCAACAACACCCAGTCCGGCGGCCACACCGCCCAGGACGACCACCGCGGGATTGAGCGCACTGGTGAGCGCGCGCGCGGCGGGGACCACACCGCCGAAGGAATCCTTCAGCTGGCCACCCTGCTGGATGGCCACCATCCAGATCGGCATGCCGCTGACGATGCTGGTGGTGATATCGGTGATCTGCGCCGGCAGTTGGCGCATGGCCATCTGGTACTGGCCGGCCGAGATCGCCCCGGCGCCCAGGCTGCGGCTGGTCGCTTCGGCAACCTTGACGGCGTTGCGTTGGACATTGATGCCCGCGAGGGCACGGTTGTACTGCTCGCGGCTGATGCGGCCGGCATCCACCGCCACCTTGAGCTCCTGCTCGTCCCGCTCCAGCTTCTGCAGCTTTACCGATGCACTGTCATAGCGCCCCAGGGCGCCCTCAACAGCACGCTGGCGCTGTTGCTCCGACCGAGCCAGGCCTGCTTCCTGCTTATCCAGCGCCTTGAGCGCGCTGTTGTAGTCCTCGGTGGTAATCAGGCCGCGCGCCATCACCCGATCAAGCATCGCCTCGGTGTCGGCCAGATCGGACATGCTCGCCGCGCCGCGCTCCAGACGTGCATCGAGCTCGGAGATGAGGCGGATCTCATCGGCCACTGTTTTCTGCACCGCCGCGCCGGACGTTCGGACGCGATCTGCGGCGGTGGCCACATCCGCCGACATGGCCTTGGCTGATTCTCCTGCCGTGGCCATGCCCGCCGCGCCGGCGGCCGCCTTCCGGCCAGCATCCTCCATTTGGCTGCCCGAGGCGGCACTGCTGCGGGCGGCCCGATCCAAGGCATCAGCGGCCTTCTTCGCCTCTTTCGTGACGTCGCCCAGGCCGACGCCGGCATCCTGGCCGGCGCCCTTGACCGAGGCGAGCCCCTTCTGGACCACTGGCAGCGCCTGGCGCACCTGCTCGATGTCCAGGGCGATACGCATCGCCAGTTCGAGGTTGCGCGAGGAAGCCATTGTTATTTCAGATCCTTCAGCAAGGTGGTCATCGAATTACCGCCGGCATACGCAGCGTTGACGTCGGTAATGCGTTCCCGCCGTGCCCGCCGCTGCTGAGCCTGGACGTGCTCCCAGGCGAGGGATATCTGGCGCTTGGTCATGCGACCGATATCGCCAAAGCTGTGGCCGTAACCAGCGTTGATCAGGTCGGTGAAGACGCGTCCGTAGCCGACGGGACTGCCTTTTGACTGACGGCGTTTCGGAGCAGGCGGCGGAGAAAAAAACTGCTATTGGCCTGCCACCACAACAGCAGCATCTGTTCACCGTCGGATTCGTTGAGCGTCTCCAGCCACGCTTCCTGCTCCCGCACCTCGGCTGCGTGATCCTTGGCATCAGCCGGCGGCGCTGCGATCGAACATGCCAGTAGATGCCGGATCAGGTCCGGGTGGGACATAAGTGCATCCATCACCTGCAGCATGGAAGGCGGATCGGTGCCTTCGAACATCGGCTGCAGATCCCCAACCAGTGGTGCGGCGGTCTGCAGGATGCGAGCGGCCTCAAAGAAGCCGTATTCGCGCACTGTGATGGTCTTTCCGCCGAGCTGCCCCTGCTGCTGGCCGGCCAGCACGTCCAGCTCACCGGCTACGGCCCCCGGATCCTTAGAGCCGGATCCGGAGGGCTGTTGACCGACATTGCCGATCACCTTGGCCATCAGGCTGCATCCACCAGCAGGGCACGGGCGTACAGGCCGAAGCGCGGATCTGCCTGGCGGACCGGGTCGATCTTGGCCTCGCCGGTGAGCGCAATCTCACCGAAGGTGTCGTTGATCAGCGACAGCGTCTCCGAGGCCGGGAAGGTGACGCGGTGCACCTCGCCGCGGAAGCGCATCGTGGTGCCGTCAACGCTGTTGACGCCGTCGAAGAGCACGTAGTACTCGGACTTGGTGCTTTCGAAGACCTTCACCAGGCTGTGCGCAGCGTACTCGTACGTCTTGGCCACCACCGCCGTCTTAGCGGTGAGGAAGGTGATGATGCCGGTGGTCAGGTTGACGGTGTAGTCGGTGTCCAGCACCAGCGGTGCGGCCGGGGTGCCCCCTTCCAGTGCCAGCGCGCTGATCGCCGCATACTCCAATGCGACCACGTCACCCGGCTTGACCGTACCAATGGCCTCGTTTGCCGCTGAGCCGGCAGCCAGCTCCATGCGGGTGCCGTCCGTGGCCAGCGCCAGGTGATCGGTGTTGAGCTGGCCCAGGGTCAGATTGACGCCGAGGTTGCGCTCGGTGGTCATGGTAGCGCCGACGCCGCGCACACCCGACCAGCTTTCCTTCTTGGTTTCACGGGAGCTGGACATGGTCAGCTCCAGGACGCTGGCATCGTACGCCCAGCGCGCCGGCGCGCGGCTGCCGTCGGCATTGCGCAGGCCCAGGTACACGCGCCCCTGCAGGGAGAAATATTCGGTCTCGGACATGGCTTACTTCGCCTCCTGGGCGCTGGCAGTGGTCGGCTGGCCACTGGCCTTGCGCGACGTGTAGGGGAAAAAATCAGCCTCGGGGGCGTCGATGAAGCCGCGTTCGACTGCCCAAGGCACCAGGTCGGCGGGAACCTCGACTGTTTCGCCGACGGCAATGGGCTTGCGCGACAGCGTCAGGCCCGGCTTCTTGATCGTGTATTTCTGGGTGGTCATCGGGGGATCTCAGGTTGAAGAAGGGCCTGGGTCTTCCATACGTCGACCCACAGGGCGGTAGCGGCGTCGTAGTCCTCGAGGTTGCCCTCGATGAGCTGGCAGGCACGGCCACCGGCAATGGGCGGCGTCCAGCCCAGCAGTGGTTGGCGAACCTTGCCCAGCAGGATCCGGAGCTCATCGATCACCTGGGCGCCGCGCTGTTCGCGGTAATTGCGGCACACGGTCACCACCGCGAAGTTCACTTCGACCAACTGCGCCAGGCGCGTCTGCTGCCCGGGAAACGAAGCGCCGGTCTTGGTCTCCAGCGGCATCTCGCGGGCCAGCAGCACGTAGCAGCACGGTGCAGGGAAGTCGCGCAGCGCCTGGACTGCGGCATAGTCGGCGCTGCCCTGCACCTGACGCAGTTCCTTGTCGCTGACGCCCTGGCGGATGCGATCGCGCACCAAGCCAATGTCGAAGGGCTGCGTGCTCACCGGCCGTAGTCCTGCAGGGTGCCGTGGCTGAACTCCCGCGGCGGTGCGCAGACCTCGGGGGCGCCGCCACTGGGCGCAGGCAGCGGGTCATCGGCACCGAGGCTGAACTTGCCATCGCGCACCAGCTCCAGAAAGCGCAGTGCTTCCTTGTAGTCGCGCACCACCGGATCGGTCCGCTCCTCGGTGTTGACCCGGTCCTTATGCAGCAGGTAGCGCGCAATCCATCGCGCCCAGGTGGACACGATGCCCGGTACCGGCGCCGGCAGTGGCACCGGATAGGGTTTGGGTTTGCGCATGACCAGGTAGCCGTTGATCACGCCGTCGGCGTCGTCCAAGGCGCGCTGCACGTGCGCGGCCGCCTCATCGGCGACCGCCACGTCGGCCGGGTCGAAGGCACTGCGATCGCTGCCGAGCAGCGTGGCATCCATCAGCGCATCGTCCACGACCGGATAGCGCTCCGGTGTGGCCACCTGCGCCAGTTCCTGGGCGAGCTTGGCCGCCGACAGCAGTGCGAGCGTGCAGTAGGACATGACGGCCAGTTACTCCAGCTCTTCCGGAGTGGCCGGTTCGTCACCGAGGACGCCAGCATCCTGGTAGTCCTCGGCCTCGTCCCAGGTCATCTCGATCCATGCCGGCGGCTTGATGACCACGCCGTTGTGCTTGAACGGACTGAGTACTTCGAAGCACCAGGTGCTCGGCGCATCATCGTCACCAGCTGTGGCGGTAGCAGGCGCAGCAGCATCGAGAGACGCAGCATCAGGCGCAGACGCTTCCGCTCCGTTGCCGTCGTCCTGATCAGCCGCTGCCTGATCGCCCTGTGGCTGGTCCACTGCGGCTCCATTGGCTGCGGAGACGGCCGACGAGGCGGACTCTGGTTCGCCGCGGCCTTCCTCCGGCACCGAACCGTCCTTTGCCGGCGACGCATCGGCCGCCTTCTCTTCCGCGACCTCCGGCGCATCGGCCGGCTTGTCGTCCTGGACGGTCTTGGGTGCGCTGGGCAGTGCGGTGCGGGGCTTGGCCACGACGGGATCTCCGAATAGGTGTGGTGCCGTGCTCTCCGGCTGTCACGCATGGTTCTCCGTGCTCCGCACAGCCAGGCCCGCGTTCGCCTGGTGCTGCCGCTCGCTGGGTTGTACGGATGAGCGGCAGCCAATCCGGCGACGTCCTGTCGCCGGCTGCGTATTACAGGCCGGCGCCCTGAATCAGGTAGCCGGCAGCCATACCGGCCAGAACCGGGGTGGCGTCGTTGCTGACGCCGTAGATCCAGCTCTTGGCATTCGCATCCCAGTACGGAAGCTCGACCAGCGGCATGCCTTCGATGCGATAGCCATAGCCATAGCTGGGCTCCTCCACGTTGGCGTTCACGTCCGCACCAGGGCTGACGTAAGCCAAGACAGCCGAAGTACCCCAGACGTCACCGAAGGCACCGTTGTCGTCGGCCACCACACCACCACCGACCACGATGTTGTCGATCTCGAAGATCTGCTTGAGCAGGTCCAGGGTGACCTTGCGCACGCCTGTGTTAGCCGAGCGATCGATCAGCTTCGGATGCTGCTTGAGCTGCTTGAACGACTTGGCAGACAGCAGCATGGTGTTGGGATACAAGCCGATGCTGTCACGCACCGCTTCCTTGCCGGTTTCGACATCCTGCGCCGGGTTTGAGGCGGCGTTGGACCACACGTTGTTGCCAGCCAGTGTCACCTTGTGATCGTTGTCGTAGTTGCTGGCGGAGGTGGCGATCTTGGCGCTGTCCACCTCGTACTCCAGCAGCAGCGAGCGCAGCGCGGTGTTGACAGCTCGCGTGCCCAAGTTGATGCCAGGCACCTGGCTGGCGTCCTTCATGTGCTCGCGTGGCACAAGGGCTTCCAGTGCACTCGGGATGATCGAGTAGGGCTTGCCCTGGTAGCCAAAGCGGATCCGCTTGGTGTTCGAGCCAGGGGCACGCTTGGAGTTGTAGATCTTGAAGGATTCCTTGCCGAACTCGATCACCTGGCCGCCATAGGCGGCGACATCGGCGAAGGGGAACAGCGCGGTGGCCACGAGCTGCGCCTGGCGATAGCCACGGGCGTGCTCGGAAAGGATCGGGTCAACGACGCGAACCTGGCCGGGGGTCATCTGTGCGGACATGTAAATCTCCTGCGGCGCTTGCCGGTCAGTTCGGGATGAGGATCACTTCGAGCACGTCGCCGTCGGCGGCGGCCTTGGCGCCAGGTGCCGCGCGGGCGACGACCTTGCCCGCGTCAGCCGTGACGGCTTTGCCGTCGACGCCGACCTCAAGGGCAGCGCCCGCAGCAATGGCGGCACCTGCGGTCACCTGGGTCGTGCCCAAGACGTCAACCGGAGCCAGTTGTCCGATCGCCGCATCGGAGCGCGTGACGCCGTAGGCGTTGCCGCCGGCAGCTGCTACGCCGCCCGCCGGGGAGACGAAACGGTTGTTGGTAAGGGCTGCCGTGGCCAGCACGGACAGCGTAAGCAGAGCGATGTTCTGGGACATGGTGGGCTCCTGGATAGATGAGTCAGCCGCCGACCGCGGCGACTGCAGCTGCCCAAGACGTGCCAGGGTGCTGCTGCTGATAGGCCTTGGCCTTGTTGAAGAGATCCGCGCGGCCTGCATCCACATGCACTCCCGCAGGCGCTGCGAAGTTCGCGGCTGCGTTCGGCGCGTCGCCAGCGGACTTCTCGCTGAAGTCCACCGCCTTGGGCAGGCTGGTCAGCAGCTCGCGCAGCACCGACTCCGCCGGTTTGGTCACCGTCGTTTCGCCCTCGGCAAAGTTGAGCGGTTCCTTGCCATTGGGCTGGGCCAGCAGCAGCTCCACCACCGCCGGCTGCTGACGGGGCAGCAGCTTGCCTTCCTTCACCAGGCCTTCGGCGAACGCCACTGCATCTTCGCGTCGCGCGGCCTGCTCACGGGCGGCGAGGGCCTTCTCGCGAGCGTCCAGGGTGGAAGCCTGCTGGTCGAGCTGCTGCTGGCGCTGTGCGTGCTCGGCGTTGTTCTGCTGGGACATGGGGTCGATCTCCGATTTGACCTGTTCACGAGTGGGAGGCGTTGCCTGGACGGGCGCAGGCGCACCGAGGGCGCTGCGCGGGAACTGGGTGAGCAATGGCGATGCGAAGAGGGCCGACGCGCGCGAGTTGTCGTCATCGCGTGTGCTGCTCTCGATGCCGCGGATCTGCCAGTCCGGAATGACCTGGTCGGCTGTCTCCAGACCCTGGGTATCGATCAGCCAGTCGCGGAAGCGGCGGAACAGATCCGTCAGCGTCCAGCCCAGCGGGGCCAGCGACATGGCAAAGCACGCAGCGTCATCGCCTTCGGCGAAGGAGGCCGACTTGAGCCCCTTTACTGCCGGCGGCTGCGCACCCAGGAAGCCGATGTGGCGCAGGTAGTACTTGCCCGGCGTCGGGTTCCCCGGCGAATCGGGCATGAAGATGGAGGCGCTGATCTTCTTGAAGCGGCCGTTGTTGACCAGCTCCGCGAAGGCAGGATCTACCTCGTGCGGTTCGGCCATCAGGAGGCCGTCCTTGGCCTGAAGCACTTTGCTCCAGCCATAGGCCGGGTCGTCGGTTTTGGGATGGCCCACCACAATGGGCGCTTCGTGCAGCGCCGGATCGTAGCTGTCGGCGATCTGCTGCACATCCGCCTCGCTGAAGGTCAGCGTGCGGCCGTCTTCGGCAACGTGCGTGCCGGCTTTGAAGATCTGCAGGGTGGCGGCGGGCTGGTTCATGCCGCCAGTTTTCCCGCGCCAGAGGTCGCTGTCTTTGAAACTGGTTTCCAACTTTCGAGGGCGGCAGCGGACTGGCTCATGCCCTCCTTTTTCCCGCAGTACCGTCTCACGTCTTGGGACGGTGCATTGCAGAGAATTTCAACCGCAGATGCACGATGCGCGTGCGGTGATCGTCCTGCGTGGAAACAAGTGCCAGTATCGGCCGCACAGGTGTGTCAGACACCAAGCCGGTGTGGGTGACGCCCGAGTGTGGCGGCGCGCCTGTAGCGGCGCGCAGAGCGCCGCTTATGCGTGAGCTACTCGAAGGCGCCGCTCACGTGATCCTGGGCGATATCCAGCAGCTCCTTCTCATCTTCGCGACTTACACCCAGCCACGGGCGAGCGGCGATGGTGTTCGTGTACGCAGGCATTGTGACCGAGCGCTTGAAGCGCGCGTTCCTACGACTGGCTTTGACGAACCGGCTGCCGCCCTTACCCGTCTTCAGGTGGATATTGGCCGGACGCGCGGCGTGTTGGATGGTGCCGCCGAATTGGTGGATGGCGCCATAGGGTGCATTGGTACCGACCAGGACGGCGTCGTTCCCATCCGTTTGCCATGAGGCCATATCACCGAGCATGTGGAAATCGAACTTCAGAATCGGCACGCCGGGGCGCTTCTTCTGTTTCCAGCGTTTGTAGCTTGGCTCCAGTGCACGCCATCGCTGTCCGGTCGGATCACGCTCCTTCTTGGCTCGCTCGCGTGTCGACCTCAGCAGGTACTCGCCCCAGTCTCTCAGGATCAGTTGCCGTGCTTCGCCCTCCAGCTGGCGCAGCGCATCAGCCAGCTCAGGTGTTGCCGAATCCAGGTTGACTTCGAGCTGCGCCATCAGAGTGCTCCCTGCAGCAGCTGCAGCGTGCCATCGGCGACGCTGCGCTTGAGATCAGAAGGCATCAGCATCTGCAGCTGGGGCTGGATGGTGCTGACGCCCGTTTCCGAGATGGCCACGTCGACCACCATGAAGGCCGGGCGCCCCACCGCAAGGACATACCGCAGGTGGCCTGCGGCCACGTCCAATAGGATGGCCACCGCATCGAGCAGGCGGATAGGCAGCTCGGCTGCGGCGATGGCGACCGCGCCAGGCCGAGTGATGGGGAGCTGCTCAGCCAACACTGCAAAGGCCGCCGTCGCTGGTCGAACGGCAGCGCGCTGCAGCTGCGACACCAGACCGGGAGACAGTGCGCCGGCCAGGTAGCGAGCAGCGTGCGCGGCATCAGCGTCAATGCTGGCCAGCCAGCTGGCGTAGCCGGCCTGCAGGGCGTCCCTGGCACGCG